TGCATAAGCATATCGACGATGATAAGAACGAATATATCTGCAACACGCTTGGAAATGCCCTTACTGAGCTTCTGACGCGCAACCCAAAGCTTGCGGAGTGGATTTGTGCAGCCGCGAAAGAATAGCCTATATGCCGTATTAGGGGTGGATGCTGCGGCTGATAAGAAAAGCATTCGTGCCGCCTATAGAAAGAAAGCAAAGTCTGTTCATCCAGATATGCCAACCGGCGACCCGAAACGATTCGCTTTAGTCAAAAGGGCGCACGACATTCTTACGGATGATGAGCGCAGGGCTAAATACGATGCAACGGGTGATGAATCGGAGCAAGCCCCTGATAATGAATTTAGCGCTGCTGTAAACGTTATCGGCATGGCGTTGAATGCTGTTCTAGCAGACTGCGCGCAAAACGGAGAATCCCCGCTTGAGCGCGATTTGTGCATGGCCATAAAACAAAACATTAATAAAAATATCCAAGAGTGCCATAAACAACTGCGGATTCATAAAACCATGCTGGATATTGATAAGAAAATGGCTGGGCGCTTTAAGGGGAAAAAGAAAGATCAACGAAACATCTTAGAAGATATTGTCGCGCATCGTGTGCAAAGCCTGCAAAGGAACATTCAAAATTTGGAGAGCAATGTTAAAAATTGCGAATCGGCTCTGGAAATGATTAAAGATTTTTCGTTTAAGTCCGATCCTAAGGAGAGGGATATTAATTCCATAGGCACCCTTAGATTTATGACTACGGGGAATTGGTAGGATGACGATAATCAAACAGGAATGGCCCCCGTTATTTTTGGAATTTATAAAATATTTGCGCATCAACTCCAAAGAGGTCGCTGCGATAGATTCTCGTGGCGCTCCTTTTGAATTATGGGAAAGTCAAAGATTAATCTTAGACACTATCATCAAGGGAATGGAGCAAGGTGCACACACCTTTATGTTCGGGAAGGCGCGTCAATTAGGATGCTCTACTTTCTTTGAAGCGCTAGATATTTTCTGGCTAGCGACTCATCCCGGTATGATGGGCGCATATGTCATAGATAAAGAGAAAAATATTCCTGGCATCAGAGATAAAATTAAAAGATATTTTAATTCCTTCCCGCCAGGATTTTTCGGATCAAGATTTCAAGTCGAAAACGACAATAAAGATTTCCTCCTGTTTAGCAATGGAAGCCGACTAGATTTTTTGACTGCTGGCATCGGTAAAAAAGAAACGCACTGGGGAGAAGGCAAGGGCTACAGCCTTGCACATTTAACCGAATGCAGCAAGTATGGAAGCCCAGAAAGTTTGGCGTCATTCAGAGAAACTTTAGCTGAAACAAATCCAGACCGTTTATTTGTATACGAAAGCACGAGCAACGGGCTTAATCATTGGAAAGAAATGTGGAGTGAGTTTGGCCGAGATGAGTTTGGCAAACGAAGGATGTTTTTGGGCTGGTGGTCTAAAGACATTAACATCATCAAGAAAAATGACCCCCGCTACAAAGTGTATGGTGTAGCCGAACCTGACCCAATCGAGGAAGAATTAATCGAGAAAGTCGAAAAAGACTACGGATATAAAGTCACACGCGAACAACTTGCTTGGTATCGATATAAAGATTCCGATAGCACTGTTACACGCGAAACCATGCGCCAGAATTTGCCATGGACTATCGAGGAATCGTTTGTCGCAACCGGATACTCATTCTTTCAAATGCCAATGCTACAGCGCGAAATGGAGCGCGTATGCGAGTTAGAATACTTGGGCTATACGTACCTCATAGGAAACGATTTCTGGGCGGTTGTGTGCGAGCAAATCACTGACCCTAATCGCGTCGAAGATGTTGTCCTGCGCGTGTGGGATGAACCTGATCCCGATGGCAGTTATGTCATTGCGTGCGACCCAGCATGGGGGCGTGATGAAAATAAAGACCGGCATGCTATAAGCGTCTTTCGTTGCTTCGGGGATAAGCTGGTACAGGTGGCTGAATACGCCGATAATGCCATCGACACACGGCAGGCTGCATGGGTATTAGCGCATCTGGCGGGCGTGTATCGTAATTGCGTCGTCAACGTGGAAATTAACGGCCCCGGCGCAGTCGTTATCACTGAGCTGGAAAACCTGCGCGAGCGCGTGCGCACTGAGCCGCGCTTTGAAAACAAAGAAAACAAAAACGATAATTGGTATGATTTTCTCGATAGCGCGCGCTGGTATCTATACCGGAAGCCAGATCATTGGAGCGCGAGCGGCGTCAAATGCTGGGAAACCAATTCAAAGAACAAAGCGCAGATTATGCACGGCCTGCGCGATAAGTACGTGACGGATCAAATCGTCATCCGCAGCAAACCGCTCGTTGAAGAAATGATGTGCGTCATTATGAACGGTGATTCCATTGAAGCCCCTCCGCCCGCGCATGATGACCGTGTATTCGCTTTGGCGCTGGGTTGCCGTACATGGGTTGACGACTATATGATGCCGTTACTATCGCGCGGTGAGATGTATCAGGACTATATTGCCGCTATTAATGGCGAACCAGTGGACAAATCGGTTAAATTCGTGAATAATATTGTCAGGGACTTTTTGAAATCACAAGAAGAACGTGCTCAGATGCCGGTTATTCCGCCGCATAAGCAGTGGTTATATGATAAGGGATTTATATGAGTGAACCAGATCAACAGACACTAGAAGATATTAGCAATATGAAAGTTGGTGATGTCTTGGCTTTGGATCAACCTATATCCGAGCCAATTATAGCGGGGAAAAAATTCCAATGCCAAGTTGACTTTAACGGGGAAAACATCATTTTGAGAATCAGGTAGGAGTGTATATGGCCGGCCCCGGAAGACCTAAGAAATATCCTGATGAACCAAAGCAAGGGGAGCAGATAGAGCCTGTTGCATTACCAGAAAACCCTATTTCAGGGGCAGAGAATGCCGATATGGAGATTATCACAGAGAATTTTCCAGATTCGGCCCCTACGAATGCAACATCGATTGAGAATGTGCCTCCAATTGAGCAGAAAATCCAAAGTTTGACCGAAAAAACTGGAGAATCTTTCGATGGATGGCACGAAATTGGAGAATTATCTTATACGAATCCGCCTCGTAATGGTATGCCAGTGTATGTTTGCGATGCGGCAAAAGAAAAGCGCACATTAGTCTATTGGAAAAAGACGAGAGCATTCGCCAATGCCACACGCACATGGGAACTTACCGGTAAATGGATAGACAATATGAGCGGACTTGCCATCGATTTTACCCCTAAATACTGGAAAGAACGGTATGTTTAAAAGCTCATATAAATGTTCTGACTGCAAATACCAGTTCGAGAAAATCACCAAAAATTTCCCGAAAAAAGACCCGTCATGTCCGAAATGCAAGCAGGTAAAAAAAGTTAATTTCAAAAGTTCAGTTTCGGATAAGACACATAATCTGGATGATGACAGTCGCGTGCAGGAAATGATAGCGGCAAGAAAGCCACCATCATCCGGTAAGTCGAACTTTACAAAAGCCATGGATTATACTTCCGAAATGGTCATGCAGGATTATCAAATGACCAATTTACAGGATAATCTGCGCGAAGGTGATAGTATGGCAGGTAAATTATCGCATGAAATGGAACGTAAGGTCGATGCCGTATTCGCGCCTCAAAAGCCGATCATGGGGCAAGGTACGGCATCTTCTCTAAACAAAAACCTTATGCGCCAGATTAATTCCGGAGCTTTCAAGGGCTATGGCGGAGCTAGCGATGTCGTGGCGCGGCAACAAGCGAGTGGCATAAAGCCGCATACCAATATATTATTCGAGCATAACCAGAAACCGAATTGATATGAAAGCGCAGGATGATTTACGGGCTTAACCAGCCCTTGCACAAAAAATATCACTCGCATTCTATAAGTTACAATGTACTACCTCGTAGTCAAATTCGGGGAATCTCATGAGGATTCCCCCGAAAGATGTTGGCGGGTTTTCCAAGGAAATCTACGACAGATGCACGGCTTCACGTACTGACAGATTGCAACGAGGCGCAACGTTTCGCTCAATTTACCTGAGCGGCAGCGAAACCGGTAATCCCGCGACATTTAATAAAACATTTGAATTTATCGACAATCTGGGAAGCTTTTTATATAGCCCTGTCGATTTGCGCTTCATGATTGATTCATATGGCATGAGCAATTTGAAGGAGCGTGCGAAACTGCGCGCTGCTACTGATGAATTCTATCGCCAGTTCCGGCGTTGCGGGACTGATACTATCCTTGAAAGCGCCGTTACCTGGGGTTTGGTCAAGGGCAAAACCTTCATAAAGAATTCATGGACATCGCAGGGATTTAAAGACGTTCTTATCCAGCCCGAAATGATGGGTGTTCTCGAAGAAAATCTTGATTCACTCGATGACCAAGATGCGTTTTGCCATACGACCTACCTAACGCCTGATAAGCTTAACCGTATGCTGCGCACTAATCCGGATCGCAATGAGCTTATGCGTAAGGCGATGACTTACAGCATCCAAGGCGGCAAATACGACGATCCTGAGCATGAAAATACGTTGCGCCAGATCATTGTGGGTGGCATGCAGCCTTATCAAGTGCAGGGGCAATCGAATAATGTACGCGGGCAGGTGCGTTGGCTCGATGCGCCGCAACCGCAGTTTGCGGCACAGGTTTATGCTAATCTAATACCAGTGCATGAGCTTTGGATATGGGACGATGATCGGGCGAATGACGATGATGATTTGGATGGCGAATATACGACTATTCAATTCATTGGAGAAAACTTAGTCCTGCGCGGTGAATTGACGCATCGCAATGTGTTCGCCGATCAATACGAACCCTTGAACCGTGAGAAGAAAAAATTGCCGAGCAGCCACAATCCGCTCGCTGGGCGTCATCCGTTTACGGAGATATGCCCTAATCCTCTTGACGGATACTTCTGGGGGCGTTCGGAAATCTTCAACATCGCCCTGCTTCAGGAATCCATTAATTCCCGCATGGACGGTATTAACCGCATGCTGCGCCGCCAAGAAGACCCACCGAAGTTTTTCAGCGGCGTCTCTGGCATTAAACAAGCCGCATACAGCATGATAAAGAAGGCTGGCGGCTATCTGACGGATTCAAATCCAAATGCCAAAGCAACTGATCTATACCCGCAACTTCCGGAAGGCATATGGGAATCGCTGCACGAACTTGAAGCCATGTTCGATAAGATGGGGGGATTTCCCGATGTTATGCAGGGTCGAGGATCTTCTGGCGTGCGTTCGCAAGGGCATGCGGAGACATTGACGCGCAACGCCGCGCCGCGTTTTAAGGACAGAGCGCTCCTGATCGAGCGGCAAATAGAGGCCATGGGCGGTTTGAAACTCGACATGCTGCGCGCTCATGTTCCGCAAACGATTACCTCATGGGTTCCGCAGAAAGAGGCGGGGGTTGAAGGTGCCATACCTCAGGCAATACCGGAAGCGCCGCCGGTTCCCGGTTTAGTTCCGGTCGATTTTACATTCTATGATCTTCCCGATGATTGCAAAGTGTCCGTTGATAGCCATTCCAGCAGCCCTGCGTTTGCCCATGAAACGATGACCTTGCTGTTCGATCTGGTAAAAATCGGCGCTATCAAACCTGAGCGCCTGATTGAGCATTTGCATCCGCCTGGTGCTGGCGTGATGATTCAGGATATTGAGCGCGCTGCTGCTGAGAAAGCGGCATTCGCAGCTGCGCATCCGGAATTGGCAGCGCAGGAAGAAAGCAAGGGCCGGAAAAAGAAGTAGCGCGCTGCCTACTAAGTAGTTATTTAACCAATAATAACTAAATTTTCTATAAAATTCTTCTTTTTATTTATCATTACTTTAGCTATCAGTATAACTACTGGTTGTGCATAACACATTGTACTATATCAATTTTTATTGATATCTGCCCATTTTCCGTGCCATAATATCTTGCATGAATGATTAATCATTCATCTGGCCGTGCAGCCCGCGGAACGGAATACGGGATTGGATTAAATTCTCCCCGTATCTCTAATGGAGATGCAAATGAAACCGATGTATCGCGGCAAGCGCAAAATGCACCGCAAGGGTCGTAAGTAATTACGAATAGGTAACGGCGGGGCTAATGGTTCCGCCGTTTCTGAATAAAAAGGAATACGAATGCCAATGCCAGTGCCACCACCCGGCGGATTACCTTCGCCAATGACGCAGAACCCGCCCAATGCAGGGCCGATGGGGGCGCCGCAGGGTAATCAGGGGAACATACAAGCGGCAATGGTCAAGGTAACGGGCGCAGTGAAAATGCTTCAGGAAGCATTGCCATTGATTCCGCTGGGTAGCGAAGGCCATACGACTTTAGCGAAAGTCATTAATGATCTTTCCAAAGGAATTGCCAAGGCTCAGCAAGACCCGCAGTTGCAGATAGCCTCAATGCAGGCGTCACAGAAAAACGTGGCGCAGGACGCAAAGATGGCGGCGATGGCAAGAATGATTTCGGCACAGCAGGGGCAAGGGCAACCTCCTGCAATGCCACAACCGGACGCAGCAGCGTAACAAGGAGAATTTTATGGCTGATAGCACTTCGACTTCTAAATTCCCAGGGCCCTACGTCGATTCGGTGCGTGAGAACGACCCAGTGGTCATCCGCGTCGATCAGGATCAGGGCGAAATCGGTTCGCGCAAATCGGGTCTGCCTAACAGCATTACCAGCAGCCAGATGGGCATCGAACATGTAGGTGGGAAAGTATAGTCTATGTCAGATGATGAAATCGTAGAAATTCCACGTTCGCGCCTTCAGTTGCTTGAGCGCGTCAACGGCCTCGCAAACGACTTGTGGAACGATGAAAAAGTCGGCATGGCGGTTAAAGAGCGTTACAAAGAAAAACATCCTGACGCAAATATTCCTGAGGTTGTCGTAGCGCAAAGCTCGCGCCGTGTTGAGCAGGAATTGCTTTCGAAAATCGAAGCGAAAGAA